CTTATTTTTAGGTCCGAGAGGAAGCCTGTATTCAGGTCGGTACACCCCGCAGGTGAGTTGGAGTCCGCAAGGGTAGCTCAAACGAAATAAACGAAATAGTTCATTTCACTTGTTTTAACCTAAATTTGAGAGGAAATATCAATGGCATTGACCAGTGGTACTGCGGCCTCCATTGAGACCGCCTATCGGAACATGTTCCGTACAGGCTTCGAGCAGAGCTTCCAGCAGTTCGACAGCCGCCTCTTACCCTACGTTGAAATCGAACGTCAGAGTTCTGAGTTCGATTACTATGATCGGGTGGGAATTGCAGAGGAAATGACCGAAGATGTAACTCGTTACGGTGACAATCCTGTCTCCGAAATCGAGTTGGATCGTCGGCGTATCCATCTCCGAGACTATGAACTCGGCAAACCTATTGATGAGAAGGATCTCATCCGGGTCGCTACTGATCCGACTAACGCCTACACCCAAGCGATGCAGGCATCCGCATACCGTAAGATGGACGACATCATCTTCGACGCTTACTTCGGAACGGCTTATACCGGGAAGAAGGGAGCTACCTCCCTTGACTGGGTCACTGGTGGTGCAGAAGATGATGACTTGGTAGCCGTTGGCGAGTATTCCGCAGGACACAGCAACCCGATCACCACAGCTGGCAAGTTCAAGCTGATCAGCGGTGACTACGAGGGTATCTATGTTGGCAGCGAGTACACTTCCAGCTCTACCGAGTTGACCGCAGGTGTTGGCCTGACCCTTGACAAGCTCAAGGTCGTCCGCCAGACGATGCTTCGTCTCGATGCCATCACGCAGGACACCACGCTGAATTGCTTCCTTACAGCAAAGCAGTTTGACGACCTGCTCGGTATTGATGAAGTCATCAACTCGGACTATTCAGTTCGCAAGAACTTGGCCGAGGGTAATGTGACTACCTTCATGGGATATCGGTTCATCCACGCTGAAAGGCTGGGAACCCATGTATCCGGTGACGGTGCTGGCACTGCCCGTCGGGTTATTGTGTGTCTGCCTCGTTCGCTCAAGCTGGCAATCGGCAAGAGCCTGATGGCTGACATGTGGAGGCTCCCCGGTAAGAAAAACATCCCGTACATCTACTTCAAGATGAGCGTGGGTGCTTCTCGTATGTGGGGTGAAGTAGCGGCTGAAATCGCTTGCACCGAGTAATTCCTAACCAAGGAGAATACTATTATGAGTAAGTTGACCAACTTCACCGCTTATTCCACCGACCTGACCGCAATGAACGATCCGGAACGGACCTTCCTGCCCACGAATGTGGCTGGAGGCCGGGTACGGGCCGCTTGCTGGGGTTACGAGTCCAGTGCCGCCACGACCGATGGTTCGTCCATCGCTCTGGCGATCATTCCGGAAAACGCCAAAATCCTCATGATTCACTACAATCACGAGGCTTTTGCCACGACTGCCGCTCTTGACTTGGGTCTCTACACCCTTGCTGGCGTGGCCATCAACGACGCTCTTTTCGTCGCCGCTGATGATGTGTCGAGTGCCGGATCGAATACACTGTACCCTTCCGCCAGTGCAACTGTCGGAGAGGACATGTATACCACGACTGCTGAGGTCGTGCTGACGGCTACCGTGGAAACTGCCAACTGGGCAGCGGACAAGGGTTTTTCAGGATTCGTCCTGTACGCCCTTAACAGCTAAACCGGAGGTAACTTATGGCACAGCTACCGCTTGATGAAAATATCAATGCTCGGCTTAGGGCCACTATTGTGGCTCTGGAGACGATGTTGGCTGAGTTGTACGCCGCCGATACGGCGGACGCTACAACCTACCAACCGCTGACGGGAAACACCTTTACGGTGGCCACCCTGCCAGCGGCAGCTTCCCATGTCGGACGGCATGTTTATGTTTCCGACGGAGCAGCTGGATCGCCAACCTCCGCCGTTAGCGACGGTACTAATTGGAAGCGAACGGGAACCCTTGGGATTACCGTTGCAGCAACCTGATCCGTAAATATCAAACCTTGGGTCCGGGGCCACTCCCCGGACCCAAGCCCTTAATATGGCCTACACCACTGTCCAGATATGCAACTCCGCCCTGACCAAGATCGGTGAGCGGGCGATTAATTCCCTAGATGACGACCTAGTGCAGGCCAGAGCCTGTAAACTCAGGTATGCGAACGTATTTGATACCGTTCTATCCCTTTATCCTTTCACCTGTACCCTGAAACGCCAGA